TCCCAATTGCGTGAGGCAGACTGGAGTCGTCGATATCGCTCAAAGGCGCGGAAATTGCGGCACCAGGTAGCGAAATAGTCGTTGGCGAGTTCCTTCTCCGTGGCCCCAGAGTCAATTGCTGTCTTCGCCGCGAGGATGTCGTTTCGTTTACCCTGGCCTCCGGTTCGACGGTCTCCGAAGTAGTAAGGTCCAGAATCTCCCTGTGCGCGTGAGTCGGTCTTCTCGCAGTAGGCGATGGCCTGATCGCGAGTCCCACGGCGTGGTTCCCAATGAGCTGACGCTAAGAGTTGTTTCAAGTGCGAGAGACGCACGTTCGTATCGAACTCTACGTAGCCTTGGAAGTGGGCGGTGCCGGTGGTGGGGGCGATCTCTTTTTGCCAAACAGCAAACCTGACGTGCGAGCCTGCTTCCTCAAAGCGAGAATCCAGCCCGCCGCGCGAGTCTTCGACTGTTGTGGGGCGGTTAAGGGTGAAGCACCAGTTTCGTCGGGGTCCTCGAGGCTCCGTTTCATCGTCGCGTAGAGCCATATGAATGATTTTTCAACTTTGGAACTGCGAAACTCCGGTACCGAGAACCGGAGTAATGGATCTCCTGGATCTCCTGGATCTAAGATTACGGGAGATATAGATCTAGATCTGATCTATTGTGTAGCGGTTGAGATCTGGGCTCGCTCGCTACCGCTCGCTCGCCTGAAAGGAAAAATCCTGTCAGTCGAGACGACCGTTACAAAAATTCAAAATTTTGTTCCTGTTCCGAGGTGTGGGGTAATACTGGAACGCCCACACCTATTTTTAGTAGCGATACGGCTCACGCCGTGAACACGTCCGTACGCGTCACCGCGTACTTAGCGACGGAATAATAATCTCAGAGGTATACTTGGTGGCATAGGGCACTATGTGTTACTGGCACTTCTGCGGGAATCCCGTGCAGCGCCTCTCGGCGGCACGGGTCAGAGTCAGGTACCCATATAATCTCGTCAGTCAAAGCTTTATTTACGCTCCCAACTGAAGGGAGTTCAAACGATCAAACAGTTGAGCATAGTATGTGATAGTCACATAGTAACGAATATTATCTGGAGAACCCGTATTGGTAAACCCCGTTACCCAATACCATGTCCCTGTTGGGTGTGCTGTAAAGGGAGCAGTGAAATCAGATGTCGATACACTCTCCCCCGGAAAGAGTTTCTTCGTCGTCATGTAATGTTTGAGTGTGAACGCTCCTTTGTTCCCTCCTACTACTGGAGGTATCCCGTGTTTCCATCGACACATCGCTTGCTCCTCCGGCAACCATGTTGTTGGGCTCGCTCCCGCTCCTATTGACGGTTCCGTACTCGGTAGAAGCCATATTGTCAAGTCGTCTCCTGCGGTTGTAGACTGTCTGGTAACCTTGACGGATATTTTTGAGGCCATAACGCGGTACTGGGTGTAGAAGGCGCCCCATTGGTCGAACGAGGTCGGCTTGTGACCACCTACTGTATAGTCGGGGTCGAAAAGACTGTTTCCTCTCCATATTGGGCCGGTATAGGCGCCGTAGCTGCCGCTTGTACTGAAAGCGTCTGTATCCGACCATCGAAATTTAAGAGTGGTTTTATCAGGGAAGAGAAGTTGGCGAAATCGGATGCGAGAGAAACGCAAAGAGCCTCTACTCTTCTTATAGCGACGATAGCCTCTCTTAAATCGTCGAAAAAAGCGTCTTCCAGAAGTTCTTCGTCCGAGTCGTCGTCTGAACCTCTTACGCATTTCCCCATGAAATGATTTTTTATTCAACTTGAGGCGGATAATCATCAGAGATCTCTAAGGTCGGGGGAAGAAGGCTGAGGTCCTGTTCCTGATCTGTTGAGGCATTCGTCCCAGGTGAGGTAGGTTTCTCGATGATCCTGATCGGGGAAGAAGACCCATCTGGTGATTCGTCTCGCGAGCGCTTGAAAGGGGTAGGTCGGGCCGTACCATTCATCGGGGCGTTTGTTAGTGGTAATGACCACTCGGCGAGCTGTGAGAGCAACAGTTCCTCCTTTTGTTTCCAGAAAGAGCGGATAACGGTCGAGGACTTTAAGGAGGGTGTCCCAAGGCAGCCAACCAAAGAACTCGTCAAGGACAACCACTCGCTGTCCCTCGTAGCCGTCCCACCAGAGCCCTCGTGGCTTCCAATAAGCGTCCGGATTTTCTTCCATTGCTGCTCGGCTCTTTCCAGTTCCTGGAGGGCCATAGTACAAGAAGACTTCCATTTCCCAATTGCGTGAGGCAGACTGGAGTCGTCGATATCGCTCAAAGGCGCGGAAATTGCGGCACCAGGTAGCGAAATAGTCGTTGGCGAGTTCCTTCTCCGTGGCCCCAGAGTCAATTGCTG